AAAGAATTTGACAAACGCAGATCTTTCGAGTATATTAAGAGACACCTGGAGGCAAAAGCAGAGGATCTCTTTAGAAGAGAACTTTTACAGGCTTTTGAATCAGATTCGCCAGAGGTGTTGGAAATGCTAGAGACTGAAACAGCATTTAATGAATATATCAATAGTGGAGAAAGTCTGGTTGATGGAGGCACACAGTCCACTGTTGTACCGGAAGTTCCACCATATCTGGAGTCCCATACAGGAGCGAATCAGGCTACGGATCGCCAGGATTCCCCCTCTACATACGGCGCATCTATTCCAGGTCAGGCCGCCATCCAATCATTGCAGGCTTCCGAAGACATCCCGGACCTCTAAATTAAGTGTGAGTAATGTATTTTCAAACTATTGATGATAAATCAGAATGCGTTGGCATTTATACGAATGGGAGGCTGTATTTTGATGACTTTCCGACTGAACTTACGCGCACCTGGAGATATGGCGGCTCCCTTAAAGACAAAGACGTAGAATATGCCTGGATTCGCGGCCACGGTAAAGACCTGCGCTCCGCATGCTCGGAAGAGCTATCAGAAGAGCTTGAGAAACTTCAGCGTAAAATGCGTGCCTACACCAAGACATTCAGAATTGCAAAGGTAAACCTGAACGAGCACTGTATTTTTGATCTCGTGCCGCATGACTTTCTTGCTCGCTATTGTGATGTCAAGAACCAGATTACGGAGCATGTTTTTGAGACCATCGAGAAGCCCGCCAATTACGATCATCTGGTAAAGGTTCACAAGCTGCTTTACAATATCCGCCAGAACCGACTGAATCTGAACACTACAGACTGCCGAAGCTTGCTTCTGTCGTCCCAAAAACGAATGAAAGCACAGGATTTGTGTTCGAACTACTCGTACATCGACTATAACCTCTTTGGGACAGCCACAGGACGCCTCACAACGCTTCCTGGGACTTTTCCGGTACTAACCCTCAAGAAGGAGTTTCGGAAGCTTCTGAAGCCAAATAACGACCTTTTCGTGGCTTTGGATTACAATGGAGCAGAAGTCCGTACATTCATCGAACTTTGCGGCGCTGATCAGCCGGATTATGATATCCATGAGTGGAATGTGCGCAATGTGTTCTCTAACAGCCTAACACGCGATGAGGCGAAGGTGGAGTTCTTTGCATGGCTGTATAATCCCGATTCCAATGCCTTGAACAACGATTTTTACGACAAGAAGAAATTGCTTGACAAATGGTATAAAGACGGTTATATTATTACACCTTATCAGAGAAAGATGGAAGTTGACGATTGGCGAGCCATGAATTATCTTATTCAAAGTACCACTGCTGATCGTGTTCTGGCCAAGGCGGCCATAATTGATGAGATGTTGGAAGGCAAGAAGTCATTTGTCTCCCACATTCTTCACGATGAAGTGGTTATTGACTACAGCGATGAAGACCGCCCCCTTATTAAGGACGTAAAGGCTGCTTTTGAAGATGGCTATCTGAGCACTATGAAGGCAGGTAAGAACTATTTTGAGTTGACCGGAATGGAGATATGATTTCGATTATCGGAATTGGAAACGCAGCTTCTAACATCGCAGAAAAGTTTAGAGCAGTCGGCAACTATAAGGTGTATCAACTGAATAGCAAGGTCGAACGTAACACCAAGTATAAGAGGAAGTTGAAGGTATTCTCGACACCAGAAGAATACGAAGACAATATTCCTGATTTGGGAAAGTTCTTTGCTGACGTGAATGATCGCGTGCATTTGTTTGTTGTTGGCTCTTCGATGAGTTCAAACTATGCTTTGGGGATCCTGGAACAGCTAAAAGACAAGCAAGTCGAAGTGTTCTATATTAAGCCCGATTCAGAGTTGCTGACCGGGGTTCCGAAGCTTCTGGATAAAGTCGTTTTTAGCATCCTACAGCAGTATGCTCGCTCCGGGCTCTTGAAGTCACTCACAATCATGAGTAACGAGCTTATCGAAGGTCACCTTGGCAATGTGCCGATCAAGAAATACTATGACACGCTGAACGACTCTGTTTTCTCTACAGTTCATTACCTAAATTTCTTTGAACACAATGAGCCAGAAATCGGAATGGTGGCAAAGCCATTGGACATTTGCCGTATTAGAACTATCGGCTTGCTCAATGTGAAGGATTTAGAAGAAAAGTGGCTTTTTGAGCTTGACATGGACCGAGATGTATGCTATTATATGTGTATAAACAAGGAAAAACTAGAGACAGACGGAGGCCTGCACAAGAAAATCGTTAACCTGCTTAAGAACAAACCGCGAAATGCTTTTCGCAAGATCTCATATGCAATTTATGAGACCGATTTTGAAGATTTTGGGTTTTGCGTTGCCCTAACAAACGTAATACAAAAATACTCTTGACAAGCTACGTCAAGTGTGCCACAATAAGATATCAAGGAACGCTTGATATTCTATAAGTCGATAAGGAGACACTAAAAATGGCAATTGATATGGAACTGATGCGGCGGAAGCTCGCATCCCTTCGTGGAGAAGGACGTGGAGACGACAGCACATCGGTCTGGTTTAAGCCGGACGAGGGCGATACGGATATTCGTATTGTTCCGACGAACGATGGCGATCCTCTCAAGGAGATGGCCTTCCACTATAACGTGGGCGAGCACCGTGGCGGTGTTCTTTGCCCCAAGCGCAATTTCGGAGATGGATGCCCGATTTGCGACTTTGCTTCCGCCCTGTGGCGTGAAGGAACGGCGAACAATGACGAGGATAGCAAGAACCTTGCTAAGTCGCTCTTTGTCCGCCAGCGCTACTTCTCTCCCGTCGTCGTCCGAGGGCGTGAGGATGAGGGCGTAAAGGTATATGGCTACGGTAAGAAGGCATATGAGCTTCTTCTCGGCTATATCCTTGACCCTGAGTACGGAGATATCACAGATGCCCATGAGGGCACCGATATCGCCCTTACTTACACTAAGCCCAATAAGCCGGGTGCATTTCCACAAACGAGCCTAAAGATGCGTCGAAACACATCCCAACTGCTCCCTGATGCTGAGTCTATCCCTGCCCTCCTAGACCGCATCCCTTCGTTCGATACACTATTCGAACGTCTGACCACAGAGCAGGTCGGCGCTATCTTGGATGAGCAGCTTTCTGGCGATGGTTCTGCCGAAAGCCGTTCAACTGAGTCGGCCAAGTACTCCGCCCAACCTACGAATGATGTTGATAAGGCGTTTGAGGAATTGATGGCCTGATCTAACTAGGCATGTGGACCACCGATGGCAGACCGGGAGCAAATAGTCTGCCACATTTTTATACCGGAGGGCACTTGAAGCCGTTGTTTATGTGGGCAGGAGGCAAAACGCGCCTCATTAAGAAATATAAAGAGAAGGCAGTTATGCCTCGTTCTTTTAGCGCCTACGTAGAGCCGTTTCTAGGTGCCGGCGCGATGTTTGTCTGGGCATACGAACAGAATCCTGGTGCGCATTTCGTATTGAACGATTATAATGCATCAATCATGAATGTCTATAAGACTATCCGCGACGACCCCGACAATTTTACAGAACGCCTGGATGAGCTTTCAGCACAATATCTGCCGCTTGAAAAGCCCCAGCGTAAAGAATTTTATTATGCTCTGAGGCAAGAGCATGCATTTGATTACGAAAAGTGGAACAACACTGAAGAAGCTGCATCTTTATACTTTCTGATGAAGACTGGTTTTAACGGAATCTGGCAGATCAATAAGAATACAAACGGACGATTTGGAACCCCGTCGGGACTTCTAAATCAGAAGGATAAGGTGTATGACAAAGATAATGTCAAAGAGTGGCACATGGCCCTTCAGAACTGTCAGTTAATGACAGGAGACTTTGAGAACACCTTCACCGAAGTCACAGACAGCGCCTTTGTCTTTCTAGATCCGCCATATCGTGGCTCTTTCACACAGTATGGTGTTGATTTTGATGACGAGATGCAGAATCGAGTAATTAAATTCTTAAATGACTCGACAAACGTTGGCGCTTATGCTATGATGTCCAATAGAGATGTGGGAGATGGGTTCTTCGAATCCCGACAGGGCGATAACAAGCTCGTTTACTTTGATGTAACGTATACCGCCGGTCGTAGAAAGAAGAATGATGATGGGACACATAGCGCCAAAAAGGCTACAGAAATTCTAATGATAGGAAACAAGGAAGCATAAAATGTACGATTATGAGTTTGAATGGAAGACCCGAACTGCCAGTTTCGGAGACTATGCAGAATGGATTATGGAAGCGATTGATTCTAAGATCCCTGATTTTTTCACGGATATTGCAGATAGGGTTCTCGATGAATATGCTGATTGCGCAACTGAAGGTAAGAATTATGAGTCTCGCCGTCCTGTTATTGCTAAGCTAATCGAGACGTCCGGTCCTAAAATTATTACTGAAACGATCACTCACAAAGACGAGTGGGGAGAATACAACACTTATGTTTTTGATAATGATGTTTTTGCTAGTACATTGCGAAATTCATTTTTCGACTGGAAGGAAGAGTTGGGCGTAGAGGTAGCTCTACAGCCGTATGGGCTCCGTGACGGTCGTTGCGGCATTAATATTGACTATTGAACTATAACAAGGAAGGAAGCTATAATGGCAAAAAAGACTAAGACCAAGCCTGGAAAGGTTTCAATGAAAGACTTGATGAGTCTTGTTAATAAGAAGGCCGGCGTTACTGTCGCCCACGATCTTACAGGAGACAACCCTACGGAAGTAAA